AACGTGACCGTCGCATCGGTTGAGAAAGCCCTTAAGGCGTTGGTGAATGCAGAGTTGGTAGCCATGTACACGTATGATGGCAAGCCGTACCTGCACCTGCTGACGTGGGGGAATCACCAGACGGTCAGGAACAAGAAGAGCAAGTATCCTGCACCGGAAGACGGCGTGATTGCAATTGATTGCAACTTGAAAACAATTGAAAGCAATTGCATGCAAATGAATGCAAATGTTCCCGTAATCCAATCCGAATCCGAATCCGAATCCGTATCCGAATCCAATCCGAATACGAAAGGGAAGCGCACGCGCTTCGTTCCGCCCACCAAAGAAGAATGCGAACGGTTTTTTCTTGAAAATAGCGGTACAGTTGTGCAGGCTACTCGGTTTTTCTTGAACTTTGAGTCGAAAAACTGGAAAACAGGCAGGGAAAAGCTGACGAACTGGAAGGCGCGCGCGTTGCAATGGATCATGGATGATAACAGCGGAATGTTTGGGAATTCAAGAGCACAGTCCAAACAGCAAACAGCCGCGCCGCCGCCGAGGACGAGCAACCCGTTCCTGCAGATGCTTGAGGAGGAGGGGTACAGCACATGACCCGACAGGAAACGCTGATGCTTATGGCTACCCTTCGCGCAGCGTACCCGATGTACTACGCCAAACAGAGCGTTGATGACGCGAAGGCGGCAGTCAATCTATGGCAGATGATGTTTGCGGATGATGACGCACAGATCGTTTCTGCGGCAGTCAAGTCGTTCATCGCAACGGATACGAAAGGCTTCCCGCCTGTGGTCGGGCAGATCAAGGCGAAGCTCGACATGATCCTGCGCGAGGCATACGGCAGCGGAGAACTGACGCCGATGGAAGCGTGGGCGAAGGTACAGAAGGCTATCCGCAACAGCGCGTGGCATGCGCAGGAAGAGTTCGACAAGCTGCCGGACACTATTCGCGCGGTGATTGGCGGGCCATCTGCTCTCCGCGACTACGCAATGATGGACAGCGAAACGGTCAACAGCGTGGTGGCAAGCAACTTTCAGAGGTCGTTCACAGCGCGGCGCGATCATGTGACAGAGATGCGCATGCTGCCCGCAGACGTGAAAGCGTTCATCGAAACGGAGCAGTTCAAAGCACTTGGCGCATGGCCTAAGGATGAGCCGAAGCAACTGGATGGCGCGCCGACACGTCTGCCGCCAGCTGTGATCGACTTCGATGAGGTGTGACGATGAGCATATACGGATCGACGCGCCTTGCGCCGGCTGCGTATGTGACGAAGGTGTGCGGCACATGCGGAAAAAAGTTTGAGTGTTCAACGCAGACCCGGTACAGGGTTACATGCAAGGGGCGGGACACGTTTTTCTGCTCGTACAATTGCTTTCGGGAAGTTGACAAGAAAATACGCGAGAAAGAAAAGGCTGCGGCGAGAATGGATGATCCGTTCCTTGACGCACAGAAGGAATATCTATACCGGAAGAAACTGAAGAAGCAGAGATCTCTTGAAGAGCAGGAACAGAAACTTATAAATCGCATCAAGCTTTGCGATCAGAAAACGCACGGATATCAGGCCGCGTATTATCTTGCTACAGAAAGGCGCAAGCGAGGAAAAGCGCGGGAAGGCATGAAGAGCTGGATGAGAAAAAAGGCAGACGCAGAAGATGCGCTGCGTCTCCTGAGAATCAAGATTATGAAGGAGAAAACAAAATGTACAAAACCAGAGGATTTGTGAAGGACATGGACAAGGGCAAGCTGCTTGAGATGCGCGCTGCCGGCATGAGCAACAGGGAAATCGCCGTCGCGCAGGGGTGCAGCTATTGCTCGATCAATAATCTGATCGGCCCGCAGCCGACAGAGATGACGCTTGCTAACAGGAAAAAAGCCGTTGCCGAGTCTAATGCTCGCAGGGGGGGTACCGGTGTGCGCAAGGTCAACTCGTTTATGCATCCTGAGGATGCGCCGGCGGCTGTGAAGGATGAGCTGCAGATCACACATCGCGCTGTGCTGGTGAAGAAGAACATTGCGCCGCAGCCGATTCCGTTGCACGGCGAGTTCATGGACTACACGATCAGCGCGGACAGGCAGACGGTCGACGTGGAAACGGAGCAGGGCAGATGCCTGATCCAGATTCCGATTGACAAGATCGGGCTGTTCATCGAAGAGCTGGACGCCATCCGCAGGAACGCGGCGGACGGCGAGGGCTTGGTGATGTGGGGGGTGAGTGAATGGAACTGATTAACGGCAGGACGGCGGAGGGCATTCAGAATGAAAGCAATGACTGATCGCGCAGAAATCGAACGCCTGTTGCAGATGACGGGCAGGACGCTGGAAGGGTTGCCGGAAACGTATAGCAGCGCAGAAAGAGCGAAGCGTTTTCCGGAGGTTGTCGGCAACAAGCCATTTGGGGATGTAGCTCTCCACCAGTCCGATGTGATCGAACTTCTGGTCGGTGCGCTTAGAGATGCGCTGGATAGACCGATGCAGAAGCCGATGACGTTGGAAGAGTTGGCGATCACAAGAACTGGTGATGAAGTATGGGAAGAACGAAAAACCGGAAATTCCATTTGCTTTTACCGAACGCCTGCTCTGGTGTTGGCATGCATGTGTTATCAAAGCGATGATGATTTCTACAAATATGGTCATCAAGTTAGAGCGTGGAAGAAGATGCCAACCGATGAAGAAATGGAGGCTGCGCCATGGAAGCCCTGATTAACGGCAGGACGGCGGAGGAGATCAAAACCGCGCTCAGATGGGCGGCACATGACTGCAATGTGATGACCTGTGGAGAATGCTCGTTTGAAGCAACGTGCAGAAACTGCGATGAGAGCGCGATTGCGGACGATGCCCTCGCGCTGATCGAACGGCTTGAAGCGGCACAGCCGAGGTGGATCAGCGTGAAGGAGCGGTTGCCGGAATTGCCAGACAGAGATTATTGCTATGTGATCGTGAACACTTTTCTGAAAGGAAACGCAAATTCTGCTCCGATGGAGTATGAGAGAACTATTGTTCGCGGAAAGCGAGAGGAACGGTGGCGGTGGATTTCCGGGAACCTTGCGTATACACCTGATTTCTGGATGCCGCTTCCCGAACCGCCGAAGGAGGGCGCGTGAATGACATCAGACAATATCAAACGCCTTAGACATGAGGTTGAGCATGGAGGCTGGATCGTCATATGGGTTGGGGCAAATATGCCGAGTCAATTTTTAGATGAGCCGGTTGAGTTAATCTACGAAGATATGGATGGATATCCGTGCGTATGTGATGCGATTTATACATACAACAGAGAAAACCCGATGTTTAACAAGCCTTTCTTCAAGAGAGAAGCGGATGGAGTCAGAATGATGAACTGTATAGCGTGGAGATACAGACCAAAGGAGTGAGTGCATGACGCTTGAAAATCTGTTTGAGGTCGTATCGGACGAGCAGGAGGTTAGGCTGATCGGCGATGGGTTCGATGAAGTGACCGGATTCAAAACGACACTTGAATGCATTCTGAACGATGTTGTGCTGAACATGCGCGTTGACTGCGTGGAAGCTGGCAGCGATTGCGATTTGAAAGTGTGGGTGAAAGCGGATGAGTGACCTGATCAGCAGGAGCGCGGCAAGAGAGGTTATCAGAAAAGCCGCAAGGTATGTCGTGGTCATTCCTGAGACTGGAAGAGGTTATGAAGGGGCTGTGCTGATTGACGAGATCATGCATGGCTTCGACAATCTTTCTTCTATTGACGCTGTGCCTGTGGTGCATGCGAGATGGACTGACGATGGCATCTGCACTCATTGTGGTTGCACGGCTGGATATACCGATTACGTAGAAGAACGTTTTGACTACGACTGGAACGAGAACTTGGTGTCTTGTGGCTACGAAGTTCACAGAACTTACAACACGACTGATTACTGCCCGACATGCGGCGCACGAATGGACGGTGATGCGGATGAATCTGAATGATCTGCGCGATGCGATCTATGCGGACGCGGTCGCACACGGGCTGTGGGAAGGCGTTGCAGAATATGGGAAGAGTTTGCCATGCATTGATGTTGACATTAGGTTTGCATGCTCAGACAAGGTAAACGATGAGGCGAACGAACTGGACGGAGCGGCTTTGAATGCAGAACACTTCATCGAGGAACTCGCCGATGTGATCATCATGTCGCTGTCCGTCGCTGGTAAGCTGGGCATCGACATTGATGCGGCGGTGCGCAGGAAGATGGAGATTAACAAGGACAGACCGTGGAAGCATGGAAAGGGGGATAGCGGTGGCAACTGAGCATGGAAACATTGAGAACGATCTTGACCGCGCAGGTTCGTACAAAAACTCGATCAACGCGATTGAGGGAATGTGGTCTGGTTCGCATCCGCTGCGCCCGCTGATGAGTATGCTGGCGTATATCGGATATGTGCTGTGCGATGTGCTGGAAGCACTTGATAAGCGTGCAACTAAGGAAGAATAGAACAACTAACGACGCGCAGAAGCGCAAGGAGGAAAACGTATGAAGAAGTCTGTTTTTGCGATCCTGCTGGTTATCTGCATGATGCTGTGTGCAAGCGCACAGGCGGTCACGATCAAGGAAGGCTATGTTGGTATTGTCGTGAAGTTCGGGCAGGCGGAGGACGAGGTGCTGTCACCGGGCTTTTACTTCACAATGCCGTTTGTGACGAACGTCGTCAAGATGAACGTGCAGTGGCAGAAGTACTACATCGAGACCAGCGCGTTCTCTAAGGATATGCAGCAGGTCGATATCAAATGCAGTATGAACTATGCGCTTCAGAAACAGGGTGCGCTCAAGATGTACAAGAGCGTGGGTGTGGATTACGCGGACAAGATTATGCTTCCGCTTGCGCTGGATGCGCTCAAGAGTACGTTCAGCCGATACTCTGCCGAGGAACTTGTGTCGAATCGTGATCTGATCGCGGAAGAGGTCTATGCCGAACTGGCGCAGGAGTTGGAGTTCTACTCCCTCCGTGCGCAGGAAGTCGCGATTGAAGATATCGACTTCAGTGACGCGTTTACGAATGCCATCGAGGCGAAGCAGGTGGCTACGCAGACGCTTTTGCAGGCCGAAACCGAGCAGAAGCAGCAGACGCTGATTGCACAGGCGGAAGCCGAACGCGCAAAGATCAAGGCGCAGGCGGATGCCGAGCAGAAGCTGATCATCGCGCAGGCTAACGCCGATGCGGTGAAGATTGCCGCAGATGCTGAAGCGTATCGTCTTGAGATGGAAAGCAAGTATATCACGGACGCTGTCATCCAGAAGGAAACCATCGAAAAGTGGGACGGAAAGCTGCCGACGATCACAGGAACGGATTCTGTGCCGCTGGTCGAGGTTGACGGGCTGATGCAGAAGTGACCTGCCCATGCGGCAGAACGCCGCGCCTGATCATGAACACCCGATTCCGCAGTCGTATCGTGTGCGGCTGCGGACGGGCAACAGGCTGGCATGCGGATATACAAGCGACAAGGGAGGAATGGGAACGTGGAAGATGTGGGAAGAAAGAGAGCAATCTCGTTCGCGAGAAGATTATGCAAGGAAATTGAGTGTGTTGATTGCCCGCTTACGAGTTCCTTTGAAACGTGCAGACCGTTTGAAGAAATGAGTAACGAGGAGATTGTTGCCGCAACACATAAATTGATTGAGAGGTGGGACAAGGGTCGAACTAAGGCGGATGCCGTCCATCCGAATCATTACAAGCTGCCGAACGGCATGCAGGTGGTCGATGTCGAGGTTGCCATGTTAGGCAAAGCGGCTGTGCAGGAACATTGCCTGTGTACGGCGGTTGAATACATCCTGCGGCACAAGGGAAAGAACGGCGCGGAAGATATCAGGAAAGCACACTGGTGGCTGTCTAAGTGGGTCGAATTGGAGGACACGAATGAAGAAGCAACCGCCACATGAGATGAGCATCTGCCGCCGGTGCGACGGCGAACCGGTGCTTGAATACGAAACGATGACTGCGAAGGTTCGCGTGCGCTGCACGGGATGCGGCAGTCATACAGAATACCATCCGACAAGGTTTCAGGCATACGAAGACTGGGAGGATATGCAGTGTTAAGTGTTGAGCTGATCGGGTTCCCGACAAACGCCGAATGCCTGTGCGGCAGGGCGGCGGCTGAATGTTATCAGGGAAAAAACTTCGAAAAATCGCTGGAAACGGCGATGGACGGTGGGCATTATTCCGTGCTTGAGCATGCGGCTTTTACGTTCCGCATCTCCGGCGTGTCGAGGGTGACGCTGGCGCAGCTGACGCGGCACAGACTGGCAAGCTACAGCGTGCAGAGTCAGCGGTATTGCGGGGTCAAGCCTGAATGGGTCGTGCCGCAGACGGTAGTCGACGCAGGATACAAGCGCGAATACCTGACCATGTGCAATGCGGCTTATGACATGATGCAAGAGATGATGACGGCGGGCGTGCCGGCAGAAGATGCGCGATACGTTATTCCGCAGGGCGCAACGTGCAGCCTGATCATGACGATGAACGCGCGCGAACTGATTCACTTCTTCTCCCTCAGGTGCTGCAACCGTGCGCAATGGGAGATCCGGCAGATGGCAAAAGAAATGCTTGCACTGTGCAAGATCGCCGCGCCGCAGATTTTCCGGCTGGCGGGTCCGGGCTGTATGCGCGGTAAATGCCCGGAGGGCAGGAAGGCATGCGGTCATCCTTGGAAACAGGTGACGGCATGAAGCACCCATGTGAGCAGG